ACAAAATGCGGATAAGTTTCTCGGTAAGAAGTTAGATGAAGCAGATGACTTATTGGTATTGAAAAGACCGATTAGCAGTAGTGATGCGAAATATATCTTTGACAATGCTACTTATGTGGCAACCTGCAGTCAAATACTCGCAGAAGATACCATAATGAACGATGTGACATTAACTCCTGCAGATGAAGAAGCTACTGATGAAACCAAAAGAATAGTAGAGAAAATCAATGAATACTTACTCGATAATATTGATGAATTCAAGAACATGGCTGTAGATTACAATTACAGTGGATTCGGCGCTATGGAAATGACTGATGATGGTAGCAAATTCACACTTAAGCAATTGCCAAGCAACACACTTGATGTTGTGCAGGTAGCCGAAAAAAGAAACAAATTCTACTTACTCCGACAAACCTTGAATGAGAAGACTTACTATTACAGGATACTTGGTGAAGATTATACTGACTTTGTAAACTTGAATAATTATGAATTGTCTGATTGTATCCTTATGGGAGGAGACAACTTTTACTTATTCTATTCCGAACCAAGATACATGAGTATTAGGAAGAAGATCTTCACACAAATAGCAATCGAATCACAAAATTACAACAAAGTAAGTAAAGGTAATATTGCTAAAGGTTTACTGCATGTGCCATTACCTCCGGAATTAGGAAGACCTCGGAAATTCGATGATAATGGCAATGAAATACATGTTCCTAGTGATGAAGAAGTGATAAGTGATGAATTGCAGCAAGGAGCCAATGGTATAGCCGTAGTATTCACTAGGGCAGAGAATCCGATACCTTTTGAATTCATCAAGATAGAAGATGACAATGAAACCTACCTTGAGAATTATCAGAAATCCTGTGAAGAAGCAGTCCTCAATGTTTATCGTATACCATTAGCTCGATTGATGATTAATACTGAAAAGGAGTCAATGAATAGTAATAAGACTCAGGCCATATGGGAAATCTATTCATTATCCTTGAAGCAGGAGCAGAAGAAATGGAAGCAACTTATCAAAGAGTTAATCTATGCATTATATGAGATTGATGTTAAGGTGGATATGACTACACCTGACTTTAGTGACAACCGTGAAACTGAAGTAGACCTTACAATTAAAGCTTGGGATAGTGGAGCATTAAACCTCCAACAATTGATAGAAGCATTATCCGATTATATTCCTATTATTAACTTGAATGATTATGACTTCACAGTAAACCGTGACATATGGGAATATCGTAAACTATCAATGGATACTTTAGACCCTGAAGCATTACAGGAAGTAGAACAGATAGAGGCATTAATAAATGAGATTGGATAGACCAGTGAATTTTGATGCGCTTGATTATTACAATAACCAAAGATTGATAAGCATTCAAAAATCACGCAGACCTTTACAGGAAAGATTGCAAAGGATAGCTAATGAAGTCATAGATGATTTCGTATTCACTTACCATAGTGACATAACCGATAGCACTATCGATAAATCCAATCCTAACTATTACAGGAACAAAATATTAAGCCTCAACCAGGCAGACACACGGAGAGCATTTGCAAGATTACTAGACAAATCAATTTTAAGAAAGGATACTGTAAATAAGATAGCTGCCAATATGCATGCAAATAAGGTAGCCACATTACTAACCAATACTGAAGTTGAACGTATACAAAAAAATGTGTTATGGGCAGATCATGTTATCAGTAATAGTGAATTCCAAATTGACACTTACAGGCAATTGGCCGAAAAGTTAAAACCTACCAGTTCTCGAAAGCTGATGCTTGAAAAAAGCATCCAAGAAGGAACCAGTCCACGTGGAAGAGAATATAGTTACAAAGAGTTAAGGAATGTAAGCCGAGACTTAGAGAAATATAAGATTAATTCCCTTGACCTGGAAAAGTTGAATATGGAAAACAGTCAAGCAATCCGAGATGGCGGAGACATGATACACACATCCAAAACTTGGATATGGTCCAGGTTGGAGAATACCCGTCATAGTGAAATGGATAATCAAACTGTTAACATTAATGGTAAGTTTGAAGTATTGAATGAAGTGACCGGTGACTTGGACTTTCTATTGTTCCCTGGTGACATTGACAATGATGATCATAACTGCAGCAATATCTGTAATTGCAAATGCACTATAGCCTATGAGTAAATATTTTTTAAGTGATTATTTATGATGATTGATGAAAAAGACAATGCGCTTTATGTTAAAGCATGTGTTATTCCTGCCAATGAAGAAGACAGTCAAGGCGATACGCTTTCTTCCGAGGATATTAAAAGGATATTCACTAGCTATGATAACAATAGCCTTTTTGAGGTTTACCACCATGGAGACCAGATTGATGGTGTAACCCTTTTAGAGAATTATATTAATAAGGCAGAAGAACCTATAGGAGACCGGATGGCCCCAGTGGGTTCTTGGCTTATTATAATGAAAGTTACCAATCCCACTATTAAGGAGATGGTGCTTTCACATGAGTTCGAAGGAGTCTCACTCTCTTCGACTGTAAAACAAAGTTGTGGATTAAATCTGCCTGATATCACTACCTACGCCGATGTAAGGGATATGGAATGTGTAACTCCACAATTCATTTCCCTTGTTGGTAGACTGGGTACTGATGAAGGCCCTGCTAATGGTTATCCCTTGGAGGTGATGAATTACACAACTTACATTAAAAAATCCAAGAATGGAGGTAAGAAGTTGGAAGTAAAAGAGATTATTACTGCTCTTAAAGATTTAGTCACTCAGGCCGAATCTGTAGAGCCAACTGAAGTTGAGGCTCCCGTGATTTTAAAAAATGATGAGCCACAAGAAGAAGAGAAAAAAGAAGAAGAGGCTGAGGTCAATAAGGAAGAATGTCCTAAAGACCCTGAAGTCAAGAAAGAATCTGATTCAACTGAAGAATCCGAACCAGTTGTAAATAAAGAAGATACCCCAACTGCTGAAGAAGAAACTGTTGAAGAGGAATCCGAAGATAATACTGATGATGATAGTGCAAGGATTGCAGCTCTTGAAGAAAAAGTAGCAGAATTAGAAAAAGCAATCGAAGCATTACAGGTTGAAGAACCTAAAGCAGAAGAAGAAACTGTTGAAGAGCCTGTTGAAGAGGATGTAAAGCCTAAAATCAACAAGAGCAAAAAGACAATCATAACCGACGAACCGGCACAAGTAACCGTTCCAAGTTTCAATGAAAGAACCGGCCGTGATGAATTCGGTAGAAAAATTAGAAAATAAACCTTAATGGGGATGATTAACCTATGATTACCAAAGAACATATTGACGCAAACAAACCTATAATCTTGAAATGGGGCAAAGCCCTTGTAGACTCCACTACTGGAGATGTGACCGATGGTGTGAAACATGCACCTGCAGAAGAATTCCTTACCCGTATTGATGACGAAGCAAAATTCGTAAGCCTTTGCCGTTACATTGAAATGGATGGTGCAAAACAAAAGGACATCCAGCACCTTAGAATGAACAGTCCTTTAATGAGTATGGAGAAGATTACCAGTGGTGCTGCTTACGGCGAACAAGTCTCTGACATCAGTTCTTTAACTGAAGCTGCACCTGCTTTCCTTAAACAGACCTTGGATGCTAAACCATTCACCAACTATTCCATTGTTCCTAAGACTTTCCTTCAAACCAACATTGAAGGCGAAGCATTCATGAACAAGATGGAAGGATTAATGGCTCCATCCACCGCTTACAGCATGGACCAAATTTCCATTTTCGGTAAAAGAACCCTTGCTGATTCCAAAGGTATCCATGCATTGAAAGGAGTATTAGCACAATTAGATGATGTCAAGACTGCATGGACTTCCGGCCATGCATCCACTCCAAGAATGCCTATGGGAGAATTCACTGGAATCAATGCAGGAACCGGTTACGAAATCATTCCACAATTAGAAGCAATGCTTGAACAGTTCATTTACCAGAAAGGTAAAAGAGACAAAGCAGTATTCTTAATCAGCAGCATCCTTGAAGCAAGATTATTAGCAGAAGCTGGAGCTGCAAGAGCAACTGACAGATCTGATTACTTCAGATATGATGCAGATGGAAACTTTACCTTACATGGTGTTAAATTCATTACCCTTGATGTATTGAATGACCCTGTTAACAGTTATGGTGATGTTGTAATTCTTTGCGACCCTGATGCAATCGGATACGGTCCTGTGGAAGACATCACTAGCGAAGGAGAATACAGTGTAATGAAGAAATCCTATGTCACTAGCTTTGATGTTTTCTTCGACATTGCAGTCTTGTTCGCTGAAGATGCACTTTATGCGGATGTTGATTACACTCCCAAAGAATGAGGAGACTCCTGAAACTTCAACAATATCCGTTTCCGTGAAAGACACAGAAACCACTCCAGCAGCAGTAGCTGGTGCTAAAGTAACACTCACTGATAAAACTGACAGTACTGTTACTTTCACTACTGGAAACACCGGCGCGGCTGGAGGTGCAACATTATCCAATGTCCCATATGGAACATATGAGGTATCTGTAACCGCTCCAAGTGGTTATACTGCTTTGGAGAGTTATGATGATTTCACTGTTGATAGTGAAACAGAAACCCTTAATGTATCCGTTGACAAGGATTAAACATTCTTTTCCTTTATTTTTTTTATTTAGTAGATGGTGAGAAATCATGACTTTGACTGCTTATGACGCAACAATAAATGAAGAAAGGAAGCAACTAATCTTATCTTACTTAGATGGATGGAGACTTGAAACTATTAACAGTAATGAAGATGAAGAAGTGGATACTTCAAGTATTGATCCATTCGTAACAAATGAAGAGTTTAATGTCAACAGTGCAAACAAAGTTATAACTGATACTGAAATTGAAACAGCTTATGATTTCGCATTGAACAAGGCATTGACTTTCACTAACAGATTAAACATTGATACACTTTCTACTGTTGAAGGAGACCTTTTCTGCAAGTATGTGTGTGTATGGACTGCCAGTGACCTTTGGAATAAATACAACATTCGAGTCACAAATGAGGATATGGAAGATACTTATGTACAATCCTATGGTGGTTTGTTGTATAAGCAGGCAGTCAATGGTTTAACTCCTTTTATTCTTCAAAAGATACAGGGATTCCATCAGATAAAATCTAGGATGATGGAGGATTAAATTGCCGATTGGTAGATATATCCCTGAAATGGGTACACGTGTTAGTGTTGAAATAGATACTGGGGGTTTAGATGAAATAATAAGTGCTTTAGAATCTGACCCTACAGGCAGCCTTTTCTCTGATATTCTAAGTGACTTGAACAATAAGAAAGGTGAGTTAAGACAAGCCGAAAAGGATTTGTCTCTCAGGTTATCACAGGAACTTGTTAAAGAAGAAAGTGATTATACAAGGAGTCACCATTATGTCACAGGGAATATGGCTAACAGTACTCAAATATGGGAAGAAGGCAATAATTATGCTATTGTCGGTACCGGAGCGCATAACCCTAAAAACGATTTCCCATACCCGATAACCATTGAGTATGGTAGCAGAAAATATGTTGGTGACCCTTTCATACAAGACAGCATAGATCGTGTAGACAATACTAAGGAAACCTATATTGATGAAATACTGAATCCAATAATGGAGGGATAAAAATATATGACTGATACAGTTTATACAACTGATTTCTTGATATATGATTTATTAAGGAACAGTACTAATGAAATACTCCAATTATGCAATGTCAAATTCATTGATAGAAGCGTTCCTGCAGAAGAAGATAATACAATCTACATAGCAAATGTAAGCTTATCTCCGAAAACCGAATTATTTGACGGCCAAATATATAACACTCTTGTTAGCATCTATGTTAAGACAAAACAGACAGATTATATTAAAGGCAGTCGGATATTAAGGACTTTTGTTCAAAACATAAAGCAAGAATTAAAGAATAATCCTGAGTTAAGACTCAGGAACATAAGCTTCGGTAATCAAACTTTCGATTATGGAAGCACCTATACCTTGAAAGGGATTACACTTCTTGTTTATTGTGATGAAGAAGAAACTTATGGATTGCTTAATGCAGAAGAAATCAGTTGCTATTGTGGAGTAAATCTTGAAGATATTGATATTGAATAAAAAAGGAGGAATGAGAATTTATGGTTAAAGAAAAGAAAAAAGGAACCAAGGAAGAATTCAACTTCCAAGAATACATAGAAACCCTTGACTTGAACAAATACTTGAAAGTGGGGTTCCTTGCTAGTTTGGATAAAGAACCGGAAACCTTGGACCAAACAGAAAAATTATTACAAAATTACTTAGGAGAATAACAATTATGGCAATCATACCAAAAATAACCGTTACTCAAGTGGACAATGTCCCTAAAGGTGCAGCAGGGTTAGCAGGTAAAGTTGCAGTAGTGGCCGAATTCAGTAAAACCTTAACTGCTCCTATCAGTGTAAGCAGTTATGCTGAAGCAATCGCTCAAGCAGTAACAACCCCTATCACCAGCAGCAGTCCTGCCGGTGACCAGATACTTGACAGTCTCTTCCGTGGAGGCGCAACAGATGTAATCATTAAAGACATTGCTCCTTCTACTGCAGGAAGCCCTACCGGTGCAGAGATAGTTGCCGCAGCAACTACCCTTGAAGAAAATTATGACATTTTATTCATACCATATGACCTGACTGATGCAAACATTACAGCTGTAAAAGCTTACATTGCTGACAGATTTGGATCTTCCCATCCTGTAGCTCTTATCGCACCAATCACTCGTACTGCAGCAACAGATTATGTTACAACCGCTGCAATCTTTGAGGAGGGTGGAACTTTCGGATTAGTACATCAGCAATTCACCGTAAACGATACCGTATTATCTGTGGCTCAGAGTGCTGCATATTACTGCGGACTTGTTGCGGAAAGAAAAGTGGATGTTAGCTTCACAATGAAGACCCTTGAAGGTGTTGAAGCAGTAACTCCTGAACTGACTTTCGCAGAAAACGATTTAGGTTACAAACTTGTTGAAGCAGGTTACCCTGTAGCTAAATGTTTGAACCGTGCAGAAAAGAAATTTGTAATAGTCAACAGCAGATTACCACATACCGTAACTGCAGCTGATGGAACCGCATTACACTTGGACTTGTACATGGAAAGAACAATCAATTACATCATTAACCTTTTCAACCTTGAGGATTACCTGGGAGAGAGAAACAATCCGATCACACTTGATGCTATTGAACAAAGACTTGCAAGGATTAAACATGATGTTGTAGACATCCAAGGCCTTGTTAATGATATTGTTTACAGTGTTGAGAAAGTTGACCGTGATTGTGTGAGAGTCAATATTGAGGAAATAGTCTTTGATGGAGTAGTCACTTGCATTAACGCTAATGTGACTTATGATGTACAATAAGGAGTTGAAAAAGTATGGCAGATAAGATAATTATCATTGACGGTGTAACCGTTGGAAGAGGTAATTCTGTAAAGATTGAAGACAATACCAGTTTAAGCACTGAAGACACCTTTGATGGTCCGGTAGTAAGTGGTATGGCTAAAACCTCATACTCAGTGGAGATCCAGAAACTTATTGCTCCAAATGTGGAATCATATCTTGAATTGCGTAACATTCTTAATGATATGAAAGTCAATAAGAAGGAAATCACTATCAAGGAAACAGTAAGAGGCAACGATGGTACAACTTACACCATTACTCAAATATTCTTACGTTGTCTTGTTGACAGTTACTCTAAGGAATTGAGTGTTGACAGTCTTACAACTGAATCTATGAAATTCACTGCAGAAGACTTAGATGAAGATGCAAGAAGAGATTAAAAAAACCTTATTTTTTTTTAATCTCATTTTTTTCTATTTTTAAAACAATAAAAAGTATTCATTTTTTTTTAAGGGTTTTGATATTTATGGCAAATAAAAGTTTAGAAGAGTTATTGGCGGAAACTGAACAGAAAATAATGAACAATGAGTTCAAGAAAACATTTACATTAACATATGATGGTGAAGATTATGACTTCATTTTACAGCCTTTAAGTCAATCCGATTTCCTTAGCATTTACACCAGTGCAAAAGAAAATGCACTTAAGATAAATGAAGAAATCGTAAAGAAATGCTTAATAACTGAAGATGGAGAGCCTTATCCTGAGAACCTAGTCAAAGTGCTTATCGATAGAATGCCTGCCGGTTTCACAAAGGATGTGACCGAAAGAGTGTATGAGATAAGTGGAATTGAAACTAATGAGGCAGATCTTGAAAATGCTAAAAACTTTCTTGAGCAAAACCTTGAATTATGAGACTGGGGAGTTAAGTCATTTGACTAAAATGTTTGACCGTGGAATAATCTCACTTAGTCTTGATGATTATAAGAAAAGCACTCCTTATCAGCAGTTAGCCTGGGCAGTGATTACAAATGAGATTATTAAGTTCCGTGCAGGACAGAAACCTTTTGCAGTCTATTAACCCTTAGAAAGAAAGGACAATACAAATTATTATTTTTTATTTTTTTTATAATGTGGAGGCAAAATAACAATGGCAGAATACCAATTACAATTAAAGACAAATGCAGATGCCTCTGCACTTGATGAGTTAATAACAAAACTCCAACAAATGACAGAATTAGAAGAAGAAACCGGCCAACGTGTAATCAAACCTGATGCGGATTCTTCTGAACTGGATGAAATCACAAAGAAACTCTTCGATATCCAAGAAGCAGAAGAGCAAACAAGCCAAACTCCATTAATGGATATTGCAAGCTTAACAATCATAGCAGATAAACTGTCTGACATTGGAGGTAAGTTTGAAAGCTTATCCGAATCATTAGCAGGTACAACTGCAACTATAGATAAATTATCAATTCAATCTGGAGTAAGTGCGGATGAATTGACAAGGATGACAACATCCCTTAGCAGTGCGAATTTTAGTGAAGACGATGCACTCTCATATATAAGAACACTTGACCAGATAGGAGTATCCAGTCAAAACTTGGAAAGCAGTGCTAAAGGATTAAAGTCAATTGGAAGTGCCTTGCAACTTGACCCTTCAACAGTAACAGGAATGGCAAATGAACTCTCTGTTTTGGGAGTTGATATGAACAATGTAACCGATGCCTATGGTGCTTTAGGTTATGCTTCTGCTAATACTGTCGGAGGAATGCAAAACTACTATACTTTCTTACGTAGATTCGATAGTGAATTTGCACAAATGGGGATGAATGTGGATCAATCAAGTGTCGCAATTGTAGCTGCTACTAAAAAATATGGTGGTGGCCGTGCTGCATTAAGTGGCCTATCTGAAGCATTGAAAAACAGTAATGGTGATTTGTCTAAGATGGAAGAGGAATTAGGCTTACAACCTGGAGCATTAACAAATGCAAGTCAGGCCACAAGCCAATATGCAGGTAACATTGACCAAATGGCCGCAGCAGGTGCGAAGCATTTGACAATTTCACAAAGAGTCAATGATGCTTTCCGAGACATGAGCGTATCATTAGCCCCTATAGTTGAGCCTTTAGGTTCCATTGTCGGAGCTTTTGGAAGTCTCGGAGGAATGGCCCTTAACTTCAATGCATTAAAACAGTTTTATACTACCTTGAAGGAATCTGAAAAGATAGCGGGTATGGTTGAAACCTTACGTTCTGCCATAGCTGCAAGTACTGCAGCTGAAGGAATTGGTGCAAGTGTTAAAGCATTTTTCGCCACTGCTCTTGGTACAGAGGCTGCTGCAGAGACTGCAGCTATAGGTCCTACAGTTACCTTGGCCGGGGCAGAAATGAGTCTCTTATGGCCGGTCTTGGCAGTTGCCGCTGCAATACTGGTTCTTGTCGGAATACTGTATTATCTGTATAACAATAATGAGCAAGTAAGGCAAGCAGTTGATAATCTGATAGCAAGCATTCAAGGTTTGATAACCGAATTTATGGCTGCCTTGCAACCCGTAATACAATTCGTTCAACAAGGCATAGCTTATCTGATGACATTCGTTCCTGCAGTACAACAGATATTCGGAGCAATATTCAATGTCATAATGTCTATCTTAGGAGCAATATTCGCACAGGGCATATCTAATGTGACTATGATAGTCAATGGAATCAGACAAGTTTTAGGGTTCCTCGCACCTATAGTGAGAACAATCTTCGGCAATGTGCAGAAAAACATAATGACTGCCATTAACCTTTGGAATATTGCTACAACAAAGGCAAGACAAATAGCCGATGGAATTACATCTGCATTCAATAATGTGCGTAGTCAGATTCAAGGAGCATTATCCGGAGTATCCCATGCTATAACCGCACCTTTTAGCAGTGCTTACAATACATTAAAGCCGATTATTGATAATATTAAAAAGGCATGGGATATGTTGAACAGTCTCGGTGGAAGTGCAGGAATTATCCCTGGAAGTGCAGGTGTTGTTATGGGAAGTGCAGGCATTGTAAATGATGGAGTCAATCTCGGAAGTGCAAATAGCAACTTGATCAATAGCAGCAATGTTGGAGGTACAACAAACATTAGCTTGAATGGAATCATCGAAGAAAGTGCAGGTGATTTCATTGTAAGGAAACTTAGTGATGAGATTTATAAACAAAATGTACTTAGAGGAGTGGAATAAGTTATGGTGGAAGTTAAATTTGCAGGGGTCAATATACCTTATATCCTTGATTCAATAAGCAAGAACAAGGATAGGAATTATAACATTAATACTTTCATCGGCTCTACTGGTGGGAATAGTGTTGAGTACCTTTCCACCAATGGTACAGTATTGTCCTTTAGCAGTATTGTGAGCAAGGATGACCGGAGCATACTCTCCTCTTATCGTAACCTTGCCAAGACTTACAAGGAAAAGTCTGGTGTATTGGTAGCTTCAGAAGACCTTGAAGTCAATGGCAATTACTACTTGACAGATTATAAGGAAGAGAAAAAGCTTAATGGCTCTTACCTTATCAATTGGGAGTTTACAGAGTATGTGAAGCCGAATATTGTTAAGGCCACTTTCAAGCGTATCGGCAAATCTGCTACAAAGAAAACAACCACTACCAAGGCTAAGAAGACCACAGCCAAGAAGACAAGCAGTTACATTACCATACTCTTGACTGATTGCGGTACTTTGAAGTATGGTATGGTTAATAAGAAATGTGTCAAGTATTTGCAGAAGTTCCTGCAGAAAAAAGGATACTACAAAGGTTATAAGATTGATGGCGATTATCTGAAGTACACTAAGCAGGAAGTCAATAAGCTGCAGAAAGCCTATAAGATAAAAGTCTCCAAATCCAACCAAGGACAATGGGACAAGGTTACTCGTGATTATTGGCGTAAGAAGTACAATATCACAAGCAAGAAGAAATGATAATGGAGTGTTGAAATGAGTATTGGAACATTATACGTTAGCGACACTGCCAAATTAGCACAGACAAACTTCCATAGCATACCCTTCAACAATGCTAAGATAGAGTACAAGTCAGATTCCGCAGACTCATTAAGCTTCAGAAGCAACCAGCCTCTTGTCCAGGGGACAAGGGTTAGGTATGATGATCCACGTGGAAAAAGGTATGGTTTCGGAGGCCAAGTCTACAAGGCCCATGAAACTACAAGTGGATTGTATGAATATGATTGCGTCAGTTATCTAAGGTTGTACATGAGTAAGATTAGCAGTGTCAGTTACAATGATATCACAAGCTATAACTTGTTGCGTAAATTGTTGAAGAATGACCCTAATAACTTCAGCCTTGCAGGTTTAACCAAAACCACAAACAAGCATTCGTATCTTAAATGGGAGAAGAAAAGCATATGGGAAATTGCAAGGCAATTGCAATATCTTGAATGGAAAGCAGGAAACCCAGTAGAATGTTATGTTGATATAGATGGAGTACTTCATTTCGGAAAGAACATCAACACTGAACAAGGCTACAAGTTCAGCACACAAGGTGACGGAACCAATACAATCATAGATTACGAGGAAACTCTAACTACTGATAATGTTGTAACTGTCGGAAGAGTAGTCTATAATGGAGCAACAAGAGCAACCGCTACAGCCTCACGTGATATGATAGCGACCTGGGGTTACATTGAAGGAGATGCTGTTGACTGTACAGAAAATGTTACAAAGGGATCAAGCAGTGGTTCAACATCTTCTGATACTAATAGTGATGGTCAAGCTTTCATCAACAAGTACAACATCAATAGCAAGATTGTCAAGCAAGCCAATTCAATTATCAGTAATGCTGGAGCAAAGACAGACAAGGCTAAGGCAAAGGCAATATGGCAATGGATGAGAAACCATATTAAATATATCAATTATGCTTGCACAAAGAAAGGAGCATTAGGAACCTTGAATGCAAGAGGGGGTAATTGTGCAGACCAAACACACCTTTACATGAGCCTCTCTGGCAGTATTGGATTAAACAGCAGATGTAACCATATCAAAGGACACTTCTTCCCAGAGACAAAACTGAATGGGAAATGGTTTGCAACTGACACAACCACAAGCAAAGGATGGGGTAATCATGCTTGCAATGGAGGACACTTGGCTTATTACACTAACCCTAATACTTTCAATTGCTAAAATGGAATGGTGAATAGAATGGTTTTGAAAGGAGTTAAACAATTAAGCAAAGACAAAAACACCATCACCGTAAAGACCTATCCCTCCAAGAAAGGTTTCGAGTACAAACTCACAAAGCACACATGGAAGAATTACTGCCCCTTATGCAAGTCCAAAGGAACATTAACCTTCAATCCAAAGAAAACCCCTGAAGGTGAAATAACATGTGACCCAAAGTTAGGAGGTTGTGACGCAGACTACTGCGGTACTTCAGGACAGGACAAGGCCAAGAAAGTAAGGGGTAAATTGAAACCAGCTACAGTTACAGGAACTGGGAATATTGCCGCTACAGAAACACAATCTCAAAAATGTAACTTGTCAAAGGCGGAATCAAAGACAAAGGCGCAAAGCTTAATCAATACTGGAACTGAATATGCAGGTAAACTCGAGATACCTGCATACTTGAACGTTAAGGTTGATGACTTGTTAACATTAAACTTCAATGGTTATGATGATGGTCAAAGGTTCAAGGACATAAACAACAAGACTTTAACTGTTGAATCGGTAAGCCTTGACATTGACAGCCAAAAGTTAAGCATAGACCTTAACAAAGGAAGCTCAGTATTGGGAGACCCTTATGAGGGGGACTACATTATAACCAACAAGAAAGGTGCAATTGTAGCCACCAATCGTAACAAGAACAATCCCCTTAAAGGTAAGCCAACAAGCATACATCCAAAGATTGGAGGGTTCAATGAACAATCCACAATCATCAAAAAGATAATGCTCAAAGGCAAGGAATTAGGGTCAGTTGCGAAAATATACAAATACCTGAAGGTCACAAGTGCTGGAGGAACTGGTGGTTTCAAATACAAATACTACATTGGTCACAAGGTCAAATCCGAAAAGGAAACAGAGTTCGGTAAAAAGAGTGCCGAGAAATGCTTTACCAGCAAGACATATAATTGTGTAGATGCTTCCTGGTTATTCTTCATAATGTGCAAGGGTGCAAATAAGAAAGTGGATATAATCAAAGCAGAATACACTGGATTGGACGGTGAGAAAAGGTATCATATGTACAACAAGTACAAGGGCAAGACCTATGATGTATCTCAGAACATGAAGACTGAGGTTGATGGATCTAAAATTGTGGCGGTGACAAAATGACTGATACTGAAATTTACGGTACTGATTATAGCAGCGAAGGATTCATTACAAGTAATGGTGACATTGGTTTGGTTAATGAATTAGCGAATGCGGAGCAAGCTATAAGGAACAGGTTACTGACAAGGCTTGGAACATACCCTAACATAGATACTGAATATGGGAGCAATGTTTATCAAGTCGTAGGGGAGAAGAGGAATCCCTCATTGATTAGTGAGTTACGAGTTTACGTGGAGAATTGCATGTTAGAGGAGCCTAGAGTTTATGGAATTATTAACCTTGACATAACCCCGGAAAACCATGACATCATAAAATTACAATTGCAATTGCAACTTGTAGATGGAAGCGAAATAGGTTTTGAGGAAAGGATTAATACTTTAGGATAGGATATTTATGGTGCAGGAAACAGAATATTTGGAGTTGTTCGATGGAACAACATTAGAGAAGGATGAGGTCATAGATTACTTGAAAAGCAAGTATGATCAAGCATATTACAATGGCTTGACTAAGGTTACAGATTTCACCGAAGGGAGCGAGGCTTATCATTTATTAGATACTATTGCAAGCTTGTTCCTTGAGGCACGTGAGAATATTAATGATAATTACTTGATGAGTATGATACATACCCAAGAAGGAGAGTTCCTGGACAATACTGGGGACAGTCTTGGAATATACCGCCGACCTGCAAGCCCTTCAACTGGTTATGTTATAATCTATTACAACAACACAGCATTAACAGCTGACGCAATATTGAATGAAGGTGCAGGCACTATATGTGACCTGGAAGACCCAGTAATACTTGAAGACCTTGTTGTATTGACTGACGATAGCATTAGCTTTACCGTTGAGGATACCGATACAACATTGAATGGCAACAGATACATTAGACTTGAAGCCACTTGCGAGTATGAAGGGGAATACACTAACGTATTGGATGACACTATCACTATCATTGAGAACAATTTACCTCCAGGAGTTAGAGTTACCAATACTGCTTTTGCTGGTGGAACAGACATTGAATCAGATGACGATTACAGGGCAAGGATACTTGACCATCCTAACAATTCCCCTACAGGCAGCATTAACTGGTACAAGAACATAGCATTTGTTGATGAAGGAGTGGTTAACCTTGTCCATGACA